GATGAAACGGTCCACTAAACGACGCTTCGACTGGTCGCGTTTAAGAAATAAAAAACGACGGGTGAAATATAAATCGCCCGTCGTTCTTTTTTAAAGTTCTTTAGCAAACCGTAACTTTGCGACGTGTCGCGGCCCACGGCTCTTCACATAATGGTCTATGTGATAGCCAGCTTCACTGATATATCTGCCGTCCTCTGTCTCCTGTATGTACGTCCACAGTTTTTTGATGTTTGTAAATTTTTGTTTTACATAAAACTCTGCGACGCGAAGAAAGAAGCTTGGCACAGTGTAAGCATTGATGGCGTTACCTTGAGCAAACGGCTGCGTCCCGTCTAAGTTGCGAACCAATACAGGCATAACTCTTTTAGACATTTCATCTTTAAAAATTTTGTCTGTGTAGTAACGACGCAACTGATGAAACTTGACCCCAGGTTTAAAACATACCCTTCTAATTTCAAGGATAAGCTTGCGGTCCGGGCCCGTTGGTCTACCACAAGGATTGCCTACCATAGCAACACCTAACAAGGTCTTGCAGCCGATGCCAGCTCCAGCCAATCTGTTATATTCATACAGACCATAACAAAACGACAGGTGTAAATCGGGCAACGGGTCATTGTGTCTGTGCCAATTACAGACAGCATGGTTAGCTGTCATATTGGACACAGGCTCTATCATAAGGCAAGTCACATGGATCTCCTTTGCTGTTGATTGATATTTACGATGTCAAATAGCGTGAAGAAATTTTAAAAAATTCTCCATTGTACAGTATACCACAACGCCCATACATTGTCAAGTCAATAATTTGACGTCAATTTTTTGACGTGTCATTTTTTTGACAGTCGAGCTGAAGAAAAAACTTGACGGTGCACGGCCCACGGACTAGGGTTATGTATGCAAGAATCTCCATTCTGCTGTTGATTGACAATTACACCCTGTTCTGTTGCGATGACCAGAGCAGGGTGTAACTTTTGTAACACTTTTCAAACACAAAAAAGTTACGCTGCAGCCCTTGCTGGATAAGGGGTTGCTTGCTGTGAAACTTATATATGTACAGATTTAACAAAAAAATATTTTTTTCATTTTTTTAAGGCGATTCAAATGATCAAAATGTTACACAGGTAATTTCTACAATAATAACATATATATACAAAAATAATTTTGTAACTTTTTATGTAACATGTAACTTTTTCCCTATTGGTTGCCAAAATAGCTTATTTCATTTAGTTTTATGGTAGGAAGCTATATAAAGGGCCACAATGCAAGTTGTTAAAAAATCTAGAGGTAGACCTCGTAAAAGCATAGAAACTCCTCTGACGCCCAAACAAGAGAAGTTTGTGAAAGAGTTTGTTGCAAACGACGGTATGATTACAAAACGTCAAGCAGCTATAAATGCAGGCTATCCTGAAAAGTCTGCACATGTGAAAGCTTCTGAGCTCACCAACCCGAACATGCATCCAAATGTTGTAGCTGCTATAAAAGCATACAGGGCAGAGCTGGATGAAAAGTACGGCATTACTTTTGCCCGCCATGTCCGTGACATGCAGCGCATACGTGACCTGGCTATTGAAAATGGGGCATACTCTGCAGCCGTCCAAGCTGAGTATCGCAGGGGGCAGGCTCAGGGCAATATTTACATCAATAAATCTGAAATCAGACACGGGTCGATTGACAGCATGTCTCGTGAAGAAGTTGAAAAGGCTTTGCAGGAATTAAAAGACCAGCATGGACATGATATTATCAACATCACCCCAGAAGAAGAAAAATCTGGAGTCGAGCTTTTATCAGAAATTTCGGAAACACCAGAAGAAGTGTCGGCCTAATATCCGACTCACCCGTCTGGAGAGCTGGGCTTCTCTTGGTGTTCCTGATCTTGTCGTTTGTTCTGAACTGGGAAAATTTTATTTTGTAGAGTTGAAGACAACAAAAGGATTCGCTGTCCGTTTGTCTCCTCATCAAGTGTCTTGGATGACCCAGCACAAACACGCTCCAACTTACATTTTTGTACACACAAAAAATGCAGACATCTTTGTTTATAACGGGGAGCAAGCAAT